GTATCTGTTTTCCATACGCTATTGATGCTGGTGCGGCGCATGTATATTTGCTCGGATCAAGCTTTTTCCCTTTGCAGTCGTAGTATCCGCCTTCCATTTTATTGTTAGCCGGATAATATGCTGTGTATAATGCTTTTACCTTCTTTCCATTCAAGATACCTGAGCTTTTTGTAGATCCGGAAGAGGGAGATGATCCCGATTCATCATCTCCTTCTTCCGTTTCCATTACATTTTTAAATGCAAGCTCAAGCGACATGGTATGCACTCCGTTTTCGAATGTGTGCGTATCGTTTTCGATCCAGAACGTTCCAGTTAGCCCTGAATCTGTATCATTTATTTTAATCCCATATCCGGAAACGCATCGGATGTCTCCGATCGCAGTCAATGATGCAGTCTTTTCAAGACCAGCAAGCGTATTTTTTGCTTGCTTTTTTCCATTTCCCTTTTCAACTGTAATTGATTCCTGGAATGTACCATAAGTCTTTGCCCAGTTTTTGTTTGATACAGTACCTATCTTCTTATTCTTCTGGTTGTAAATCACAATCTTATTAACCATGCTGTCGTTGTTTCCTCATAAGTTGATTCTGTGATTCCTTCCTGCTGATTCAATATAACCGGAAGCATTGAACCCTTTTTGATCACTGACAGCCTGTCTCCTTCCATGATCGGCTGATAACTTGTCCCTGTCTTTTTATAGGCTTTGGTGTATGCAGCCAAAATCATGTTGTAATATTCTTTATCAGTAACTAACAACTTACTGATCTTCATGTTCGTTTTTGCAATGCTTTTCGTCTTTATCTTCAAGTCTTTACAGATCAGCTGTGTGATCTGTTCCGGCTTCTTTTTCTTAAACTTGTAGGTTCCTTTGGAACGTATTAAATGCAGCATATAATCATAAGCGGTGTATGTGATCGTTCCTGCTTCGCCTTTTCGTCCTCGCTTGGTTATCTTGCCGTGGAACAATTTGGTTCTACCATTATAAAAGCAGATCACATCTCCATCTTTAATGTTTGGCACTTTAAAATGACTGTCTCCTGCTGGATTCAGTATCGTAAATTCAAAGTAACGTGCCGCTGAATATGCACTCCCGGACCATATCATTGTTCCAATCATATTTGTTATGTTATTTCCATTTTGCGTAACTTTTAGATCTAAACTCATTTTACAATCACCAGCTTCGTTCCTGGGTAAATATATCTCCCATTACTGCTACTTCTTCGCCCATGCTTCTTTGCTGCTTTTTCAATCACTGTTTTGTTCTTCTTATAAATCTTCTTCCAATTCGAAGATTTCCCTGTTTTCTTTTTGGCGATCTTCCAAAGTGTATCGCCTTTTTTTATTGTGTATTTTGTCGTTTTGGTACTCTTCGTACTTCTTTTTTTGCTGTTGCTCTTTTTTGTTACCTTTTTGCCGTTCGATGTCTTTTTCTTTGGCGTTGAATAAGATACTGTCACATATTCTTTTAGATTCAGAGTAAAAGCAACATCCCCAGTACTATCTTCCTCTCCATATTCAAAAGATTCAATCGAAACTGTTTTATCAAATACCCCGGTTATAATAAACACCGGGGTAATTTTATTATCTTTCCATTTTTCAATTTTTTGCACATAACTGTAGGGATTCGTGCTGTATCCCTGGTATTGTGCAAACGGATACTCGTGTGCCGGGAAAAAGCTACTTATTTCAATAGTTTTTAAATTTCTTTCTCCTAGTAAATTCACTTCTCCTTTTCTATGTACGTTTTCGGACGTGTTCTGATTTGATGTCGTAATCTTGAACGAAGATGGCAAGATTGGAAATCTAATCTTGTCATTTCCGTTATTTATCCACATTTCCATGTCTTTTCTCTCCTATTCCGGTTGTGGAATCATTTCCAATCTTTTTACCAATTTTTCTACAATCTTATCGATATCAGCATCCTCCCTAACAACAAGGGTTTCTGCCAGTTTCTCGATTTTATATACAATACTCTTCTTTCCTTCACTTTTGGCCATCTGTACACTTTTATCGTGTGGATACACACGAGATCCTTTTGGTAGATCGATGATCTCTCCGCCTCGTTCATGTACCTGTACAATTCCACCCTGCCAGTTGTTTGTACCTTTTGCCAGCATTGGAACTTTTGGAAGATTGATTCCAAAACTTTTTCCAGAATATTTTCCAGGTACCCATGAAGGAATTTTTACGCTCACCTTATTCAATCCGCTGATGGCAGCATTGATCAGTGCGATTACAGAATTCAATGGACGTTTCGCAATGCTTGTCAGCGCTTCAAATGCTCCCTTAAATATGTCTTTCACTCCTGACCAAGCCTTCTTCCAATCTCCGGTAAATACACCGCTTAAAAACTTGATCAATCCGCTAAACATTTTTGTAACTCCATGGATAATATCGAGTGTTGATTTCAACCATCCGGCTGTTCTCGCGATTATGAATGGGAATACTGTACCAAATACTGCTTTAAATGCTCCGCTTACATACTTTGCAACACCTCGAAAAAACGGAAGCGTTGCTTTCGCGCCTTTTCCAATTGTTTTAAAGGCAGATGCAGCCATGCTCCCAATTTTTTTTACTGTTTTTCCAAGTTTTTTTGTATCTACACCGCATGCATTCAGTGCTTTTACTGTTGCCGTCTTCATCTTTTTAGCTCCAGCACTGATCTTGTCCCAGTTTTTATATACCAGCACTGCTGCGATCGCGATTGCTCCCAGTACTAATGCAATTTTTCCACCAGGTCCAATGAATGTGGATATTGAGCTTGCCTTTTGGAAGGATGCGTATAGATTGTTTGCTTTTCCAATCAGCCCTCCTACTTTTGTTGTTAAGGTTCCTATTATCGCTACTGCTGGTCCAACTGTTGCCACAATCATCCCTGCTTTTACAATAAATTTTTGCGTACTTGGAGACAATTTTGAAAATCTCTCCGATAGTTCGCTTAATTTATTAGCTACCTTTGTAGCTGGAGGTGCAACGACTTGGAGTACAACATCTCCAAAGATCGTTAAAGAGTTCTTTGCCACATTCACAGCTTTTCTGATCTTGCTCATAGACGTCTGCATATCTTTCAACGCTTTTTGCGTAGACCCCTGAGCTTTACCCATTTTCGCTGTTTTTTCCCTGAACGTGTCATACTGCGCACCCGTTAACGCCAATGCTGCTGTTAACGCTCTCGAATTGCTGAACAGTTTTGCCATCTTGTCTGACTGTCCACCTGTTTCTTTTTTCAAGATCTTAAGCACTCCCGACATTCCTTCAGATTTGATCATTGCCTGTCCGTTTTCATAACCATACTTCTTCATCAATTTTCCCATTGAATCAGTAGGCTTCAAGAGCCCCGTAAACAGACCTTTCATCTGCGTTGTGACTTCCGCAGTATTGCCAGTAACGCCTGTCAACGTTGCCATTGATCCAAATAGTTCTTTATAGGACACATTTAAGCTGTTTCCTAACGGGAATAAAGGCTGCATACTTGCAGCTAATTCCTTGTATGTTGTAACTCCTAATTTCTGCGTCTGAAAAGCCATGTCAGCTATGCTTTGTGCCGTTTTTGTATTTACACTATCATATCCCTTCATGGCACTACTGATCAGCGCTACAGATTCTTGGACAGACGAACCTCCACCTTTCGCTGCTTTTGCTGCAATGTTAAAAATATCTTGCGTTTTTTTGCCAGAATCTCCAATCGAACTAATCATCTGATAAACGCCTTGGGATATCGTGTGCAAGCTGATACCTGTTTCATTAGATGTTTTTATCGCCATGTTTTTATAGCTTTTTAAATGTCCGTGATCATCTAATAACGTATTTACCTGCCCCATGTCTTTCTGAAATGTATCCGCCATCTTTCCAGATGCCGTCATAACTCCCACAATCGGCAGTGTGACATTTTTTACAAGCGACTGACCAACA